TCGTCGCCGCCCATTGACATTTTGTCCAGCATGTCATCGCCGGCATCGCCTTCTGCTGGTTCTACTTCAAATTCGTCAAGGTCGAAATCTTCTTTTACTTCTTCGTCCTTTTCGTCTTCTTCTTTGTCGTCTTTTGCTGCTTCATCAACTTCTTCGTCTTTAGCCGCTTCATCTACTTCTTCATCAGTAGTTTCATCAACTTCTTCGTCATTGACGTCATCAGTTAAAAGATTCTCATAGATATCTCTTGATTTTTCTACCACTATTTCGTGGAAGAGCTCTTCGGCACCTGTTTTGTCGTTATTAACTAGGCGCTCAAGCATTTCTTCAAATTTATTTGCTTTTGCCATTTTATTCTCCTATAAATGTTAGTTGTTTACCTAAGGCTAGGCTGTCATATAATATTTAACATAAAGGGAAAAAAGTACGCAGAAATAGGCCAAAAAGAGGCCGTTTTTATACATCAGCTTAAATCGAACTGAATTTTAAAGTGATTTACGTCAATTTCACTGTAATTTTCAAATTTATTTAGTTCTGGAGGAGTGTAATTATCTGCCGCTTTAACCCTTATGAATCTTGTATTTTTGTAGTTTGTCATGACTGTTTTTGTTTGTCTAAGCCAATTTCCAAAGAATGTAGCACCATCATGACTCTTTTTATAGTTGGGTGTGTCAGCATATACATTGTTAAATTTTTTATCGTCGCCCAGTCCTGCAAAATCAAAACCTAATATATAAATTTTTTCATATCCGTGTTGTGCCGCAAGCCATAATGCTGTAGGGCCACTTGACCATCCTTTGCTAGGCTGGAACAGATTTAATTTTTTCATATGCGTATATGCTTTGTTAGGATTAGTCCATACTTCGTTGTTGTGTTGATATCCTGCTTTATTAATTTCAAGCACCATCTTAACATCTACTGCAACAAGATAATCAGGACTAAACGTTCTGTATAGTGCATTACATCCATAAGTTTTTCCGTATGGGCTTAATTCTCTAGGATAAACTGATGAACGGCTTGTGCCATTACCTAACACAAAACACATGTTTGAATCTGCGCCGTTGGTCTTTTTAAATTTTTGTGCTATTTTTTGGCTTCGTGCAACTTCTTTTTCGATACGTCTACGTTCTCGAATTATTTGCCACTCTTCTTTTGAATATTTTGACTTATCTAATTTTGCCATTAAACCCCGGCAGCGGCTTGAGCTGCTATCCCATACATTTGTCTAACGAAATCCATTTCCTTGGACTTCTCTTTAGTATGTAGCTCACTTGATTTCCGTGCTCGGTTTATTTGGCCTAGTGTTAGGCGTGTTTTTCTTGTGTCGTCTAGATCGATAATTGAATCATCATGCTGAGGTTCGTACCTATCATCTTTAATAGGTTCGATTGTTTCTTTATCAAAATAAAATAGTTCTCTCAGTATCATGTTAGTATTTATACCTTAAATGGTTTGTTCGCCGCCTGGGGCAGCTGCCGCACCGCCAATGTCTTGTCCTGTTGCTGTTTCAGGTGGCGCTGCATCTTCACCAGGTGCTCCTGGTTCAGCATCAATATCTGCAATATCTTCTGCGCCGGACACATCAGCACTTATACCAGCAGAGCTAATTCCTACGCTTCTCAATTCGCCTGATGCGTCTGTTGGAGCAGTTTGTAATGTTTCATCATTCTCTTCTCTCCACAAGCGTTCGTTTTCTGCTATCTCCTCTTGTGTCATTCCTAAGAAACGTTGCATTGCAAAACGATTTGAAATGTAAGGTATAGCACTCATTTGTGTATATGTTGGTACTCTACTGTTATCTAGTTCAGCTTGACGATAACTTGCAAAGTTTTGTGGAGGTGTAAATTCAATATCAAACATATTTGTATCGACGTTAGCACCTTTTTCTAAAATGTATCTTTTAAATTCTTGATTAAATTCTTCAGCAATTAAACCTTGTAAACGTTCGCAGTACGTATTGAAGCGTAATTCTTGAATAAACGCTGTACCTACTCTACCATCATTATATGATGATGTAGCATCATCTGCTCCTGTAGGCAAATATGAACTAGGAATACGCAAACCTCTAACAAGTTTATTTGTGAAATAACGTAAGTCGTCAATTTCACCTAAGTTAGTACCGCCTGGTAGTGTTTCAACTTTAGATCCACGTCCTTCAGCAGTTTGAGGGAAAAAGTAATCTTCGTTAATTGACAGAGGATTGTAAGAACTGTCTATAACATTTGTGCCTCCGCCTGTCTGCGATGGGATACGTCTTTGATGTATTTCCGTTTTAACACGCTCAACAAATTGCATAGCAAGGTGTGATGGCATGTTGCCCACATCAACGTAGAATACTCTGCGCTCTGGCGCACGTTGGACACGATAGATAATAATCGCATCTTCAAGCAATTCTTTTTGCTTGTATACTTTAAATATTGTTTCTAGTAATGAGTTACCAAAAGGAAAGTTGTTGTCTAAGCCTTCTGATAAACTTAGGTGTACAACATGTTGAGCATCAATAGCAAGTTCGCCTTCTTCTACTGAATATCTACTACCAGTTTGTTGTGCCGCATTGCCAACCATTCCTCTACCGCCACCGGTAGGATAATTTGCTCCGCCACCTTGTATGTTTCCGCTAGTAATATGCGGAGTAGTAGCAACTAACTCTTTAAAGTTTAAATTTACATCTTTAATAATGTATTGTTCTGGTTCTTTACCTTGGCTTTCGTTTACAATAATACGTGTAAGTTTTGCAGGATCTACATGAAACCATTTTTTAGTTTCTGGATCTCTTAAAAATATTGCATCGCCATATTTGAATACATTTCTAAATATTCTAAACATACGTGTTTCAAAATTATTAATCTTACACCATTGTTTTAAATATTCGCCTAGTATTTTTGTTTCTGAATTTGTAGGTGTTTTGTGAAATGCAAAATTAAAGTTTGTACTGTTTGTATCATTCTTTTGAGTACAAAATTCTGCAAGGATATCAAGAGCAGCATTTACTTCAGAATCTAAATCCATAGTATTATACTGTCCGTAACGTTCAACTCTGTTAGGAGATCCTACATAAACATCAGGCAAATAAGAACTATAATTGGATCTAGCTGGTCCTGGTCGTGAACTAGCATTGGCGCCGTTTATAGGACTATATGATCCAGATGTATTATCACCTGTTGGTACTGGTGTGAAGTATTTTTTCCAACTCATTATACATTAACTCCTTTAAACACATTACCAACGGATGCTCTATTCGCTTTTAATTGTTTATTATTCACGTTCAATTGACTATTATTTATTCGTATTAATTGTAACACGTTTTGGTTCAGGCTGTCAAGTGAATTCTGCAATCCTTGTGTATTTCCGCTCATACTTGTCGCTTTTTGCATAGAAGCAAGTGCTTGATCCACGTTTTCTGTTGGTTGATCTGTAGTATTTTGCGTATTATCTGTTCTCTGTGACACCCTTAATACATTTTTAAGTGATGTACCTAGTGCAGACATGCTCGCTTGTCCTTCTTCAGATGCAAGTGCTTGTCCTAATGATTGTGCTTGTCCTAACAAATCACCCATCTGTGACTCAGTAACAACTGCTTCATTGCCGTGTAGCATTGCTAGTGTACCGCTTCCAAAGTCTTTAAACAGTTTGCCAAATGCGCCTTGTGTTCCTTTAGCAAAACTATTTGGAACTGTAACATTTTCAGCAGTTACTATCATGTTTTTAACAGTTGCCGTTACACTGTCGATAAGTTGTTGTTTAGTTAATTCTCCGCTTTCAAGTGCTGATATTGTGCCTTGTACAACTCTCTCATCTGCGCCTGAACTTTCTATAAGATCACTTGGTGTACTAGTTTTTGTTAAATTATCAATATAGGTCTTAAGATCCATATCTCTTTCAGCAGCCCTATTTGCTATTGCCTCTGCAAATTCCGGACCTTGTTGTGCATCTCCTAATATTCCTAGTAATGCATAAATTGCTTTTGTTTGTTCTGCAGATTCACCTTCCATACCTGCTATAATATCTTTGATATTAGTCATTGCAGTCTTTTGTTCTTCAGTGCCTTCTACTTCACTACCTTCTGGTGCATCAGCTAGACCTAGTGTATTTTTAACACCTTGCATCAGGTCAGCTGTTATTGTTCGAGCTCCGCCACTTGATTGGAATGTTGACACAGCATTAGCAGCATCTCTTAGTTCGCCTGCTAATTGATCTAGTGCTTTACCTTCTCCTAATAATTCTTCATTAAGTTGTGCGGTTAAATCTTTCATTGAAAGATCTAATGCATTTACCATTTTTGTAGTGTTGCCACCTGTTGTGTCAGGTGTTGTTTGTTCTCCTTGAACTTGTTCTCTTCCACCACGTGCCAATGCTGTTTCTAAATTGCCTGCACTTACTAACAAGGAAGCTGCCGCTTGTCCAAAATCGTTTCCTGCAGATGCTAGTTTTGCCTGTCCTAAAAATCCTGGTTCGTTTATTCTTGCAACTAACGCACTTTCAAACTGTACTCCCATAGTTTTAGTCTGTTCCATCAGTGTATCAGCATTACCCGCTGTTGCTCCTGCAGCTGTTCTTGCTACTGCTTGTAACTCATCAAAACTACTACCTAATGCAACTGCACCTTTACGTGCTTGCTCGCCTGCTATTCCACCTAGTACAAATGTTTCTTCTAAAGCCGCGATTGCATCTGGTCCTGCTTTACTTGCACTTGTTAATGCCATGTTGTATGCGTCTCTGGCCGCTTGTGCAGCTTTAGGACCTTCACGCATTTCAATTTCTCTAAATTTTGCTTCTACTTGACCTTTTCTTGCAGATGCTTCCATTTCTTGTTTTAACTGATCTTTGCTTTTACCTGTAAGTTTTGCAACTTCGTCCATTTCAAATGCAAGAGCTTTAGTTGCATTTAATGCCATTGTTCTAGTTGCTTGATCAGCAAAGTTTGCACGTCGATTGGTTTTCATTTGATCCATCAGTGCTTCGTTAATTTCTTGAGTACTCATACCCAAAGCCATTAGTGCCTGTGCTGATCCATCAGTTTGTTCGTAAAATGATTTTGTAAAGTCTGTAAACTGTCTTGTACCTTGATTAACAGATCCGCCCATAGCCGCTAAATCAGATGCATTATTCATAATAGCACCTGCAAACTCATCTAGTGTCATTCTTGCTTGTGCAGCAGAGTTTTTCATTTCGAAAATATCACCTGAAAATCCACCACCTGCTGTTGAAATTTTTCTAAAAGTATCTACATATGTTTCTGCGCCTGAAACTAATGTTTTAGCAACACCTGTAACTGCTCCTCCTAAACCTGTGTTGAAGTTTTTTGCAAGCGCATCTGTTGCTGTACTAACCCTTGCAGTACCGTCAAATATAGCACCTGACATATCTACAAGAGATTTACCAGTTCCTGTTGCTACTGCTCCAAATGACGCCAAGGCCTTATTGGCTACACTAGTATTACCGGCTGCGTCTTTCATAGCACCGCTTAAACCTGCAGATCCGGCGGCTGCACCGCCCATTGCAGTAAGTAGTTTTGCCTGGGTTGTTTCGGTTGCTACGTCATCAATTTGGACTTCATCACCGGTTATACGAATTGTTGCCACTTTTAAAAATTCCCCTGATTTTTGGTCATAAATACTCTATATAAGTTATTTATCGGAAGTATAACCAGTGGAAAATAGTTTACAGAAATATTATCGTCAACCTAAGATTTATTTGAGTTTACCTTCAAAGGGTATGTATTACCCTGAGAATGGAATAGATGGTGATCCAACAAATTTGCCTGTATTTGGTATGACTGCTATGGACGAAATAATTTTTAAAACACCTGATGCTTTGTTCAGCGGAGAAAGCACTGTGAGTTGTATTAAAAGTTGTATTCCTGCAATTAAAGATCCATGGCTAATTCCACAGATTGATCTTGATAGTATTTTAATAGCAATTAGAATTGCAACATATGGACAGTATTTAGAAAGTAATTACAGTTGTACTGAATGTAAAGCTGAAAATGGCACACAACTTGATTTATCTAAAACTTTAGA